ACTCTCCTCTGCTCTTACAAAAAATTTTCTTGCATGCTTCGCCTTCGCCTTAACCTGGTCTGGCACCGGAATCCCAGAAGTTTTGACTATTTCTTTATCAAATAACTTTACGCTATTCGCCAGGTATTTGGCATTGGCAGCGCACATTATGTCATAATCATCAAAATCATCCGGAATATGCATAACTGAAATCTTATTGCTGTAATAAGCGCCTGGGAACTCGCAAGCAAGCTTTGAGTGTAGGATAAACTCAAGGTCCCGCCGACCCACCGACCCACTCGTGGCAACCACAACCTTGCTATTACTCTTTAGCTCTAAATCGATATTTTTTAACGAAACTCTATCGACCGAAAAAGAGCACATGCTCTGGTTCTGGCCGATCGCTATTCGGTTCGTTGGAGATCTCAAGGCGTTTGATTTTCCAAGGCTATCTAGAGAGATAGACGCTGGATTGAAATCTGAGGCAAACGTACAATTATTTACATCTCTATATATTCTCATATCATTCTGGCCAACTTTCCTTGCAGAATATACTTTTAGGGATGATTCTTTTGAGAAGATTTGATCATCAAGCGTAAAAATACTTATATCTTTACCGATAGAGTTAGAAAAAGCATCTCTATACGCTGCGAACTTCTCGATCTTACCTCCACCATGCCTTCTGCTCAAAGGCTTGGCAGACTTATCTCTTGCCATCAATGTCTTTTCAATCCCCGTGGGCTTATCTTCATACATAACGTCACCAACATCGATCCCCAGCTTGCTTGTCAGCCCTCCGGCAATCTCAAGAACCCTACTAACATCACCGCAACAATAAAGCTCCAAATCTCCTGGAGCTATATTTTTTGATATCTTTATTATTAGTCCATTTTCATTTGCGAAGATTATGTCGATTGGAAATCCAACCGTCCCCATGTGAAAGGCAACATCTGTTGGAGCCTCGTACTTGAACAAAAGACCTGAGTCACTAGGAAGCGAAGAATAAGACTGAAGCCCAATAGTTTTCGTCTCAATGTCTGCAGCGATATTGCATCCAAATGATAATATATCTCCATTCTTCAGTTCAGTCCTAACTAAAGTTTCGCTATGCCTACTATCATTAACATAAGTCTTTCCGGATAAGTCGATCAAATAAGAGTGCGCCAATAGATGATTTAAAATATTTTTATGTGCTATTTTAGAATTTATTTTATTACTATTGAAAATAATTATATCAAATTTTTTATCAAAATTATAAAACCTTATATCTCCAGAGATCTTTCTGATATAATTATTATCTATCCCCACTGGCTTCCCGGAAAAGCTAACAACATTATAACCCATCTTCTTTAGGCTATTCGCAACATGGTCAGCCTCAACGACGAGTACGCTGGTCTGATCAGGATCCCTGTCTAGACTTACTAGAAGGCTCTCAAAATCTTCAACTGGACTGATAGCGCCCTCAGAGTACTCAGATAAAGAATGATTATCAGTATCGATAAGAATATTATTTCTACCGCCACTAGGACTGAAGGTATCGTACCATTGAGAGGTGGTATCATCCATTGGATGCTCTGATAACTCAGAAGATTGATCATGACCATCAATCCATGGGAATGCTATTTTTTTCATATTTTAACCTAAAGCCTTTTGATCAGTTCCTTCAATACAACGTTAACAAAGTAAGAATTCTTACTATTTAAGACGTTTTTTACCAAGCCTAAGCTCGCGCCAATAGCTGCACCGCCAGGAGCCTTCTTATTCGATATTTCAAGAACATTGAAATCAGATAATTTATCTGCAACGTTTTTAAAAGATCCACCTCTTTTCTCCGGACTAATTTTTGCTAACATTATTTTTATTATTTTGTGTAATTGGTCCGCAACATAACTTGGATTCATTTCTAATATTTGAGCATTTTTATTGATATTATCTTGAATTAAAAATAAATCTTTAATAGATGCGCTATAAGCATCTGCGCTACTTGCTCCGCCCAACATCATGTTACTATACCTAGCTACAGCATTTGAAATAACTTTATTTGAATTAATAATATCTGAATTTGCAATACTTATTATTGCCAATCTAAATAACTTCTCATAATTTTTGGTATTACTTTCTGCAATTTTAATAATTAAAAAATCTGCAAAATCTGCAATCTTATATTCTCTCGACGAGTCTAGTCCGTCCGATAGCTCTAATAAAATTCTTGACAGCTCCTCAAAGCCATTTATTTCGTGATTTTTATCAATCATATCTTTTGGAGCAATCTCTTCGAATTCATTAGATTTGTACAGGGGGACCTGAGAAGACTCCAGCGGCATAGACATCCCCCTAGAGCCCTCTGGCATTCCGTCTTCTGAGGTTAGGTCATATGAGCCAGGCGATAATAGCGTATCCGATCTTCCCAGAGGTACGAGTCGTGCTGATGATGGCCTAGAGATATACGAAGTTTTGTTCATGCCGATTTACTCACTACTTCTTTACTTTTCCAAAATCTTTTCCAGAAACTCTCCCGGCCAATGATTTGCCCTTCCACTTTCTTACGCGAAATGGCTTACCAGACTTTGATCTCGCCTTCCCGCCCGAGGCGACCAATGATGCCGGCGTAAATGTAACTTTATTTCCGTCCGGATCAACCGTTTCATAAACTGGGGTCGTCCCTGCTGAGCTTGCTATTTTATTAAGTCTGTCAATAATTTTAATACTCATTTAAAGTTCCTTTGAAATGCAAAGTTATCAAATGAATATTAATAATTAATAGGAATACTACATAGGTGGAGCGCCCATATCACCGCCGCCCATACCGTCAGGGGCACCGCCCTCACCTCCGACTCCAGGGATACCCTCGCCTTGAGCCCCCTCTGCAGGCTCTGGTATAGCCTTCTCTGGATCGATCGCCATCAGCTCTGCAAGTCGCATCTCTCCAAGTATCTGCTGCTCTTTCGCAAATATAGCCTCATCAATGACTTCTTCCTTCAATCTTCTTCTCTCCTCTTCGTAAGATAGACCCAAGCTCCTATGCAGTGTCTGCAATGAAACCTGCTTGTTGCCTACAAAGTTGCCTATATTTGTTATATAGTCGCCCATATCATACAAATTCATATGATTAAAGTCTATTGAGGGTATTTGAAGCCTCTTCTCTCCGTCGACATATTCGAAAAAGTCCTGTATTTCGCATATTGGTGCAAATATTTTTCTCTCAAGCCATTTTTTCATCATATTTCTAAAAATATCATACCGCTGGCGCAAAACCTCTAGGCCAACAGATGAGCTAGCATAAGATGCACTTTCCTGATCGAACAATGCCTTGGGAGCCATAAGTCCTGCATATAAGTTGTCTGATATTAAGCTTATATCTCCAGCTATATCAAGCACCCCTCCAGAGAAGCCCGCCCTTTCTATTTTAACTCCAGAATGGGTAACTATCTTGAAGTCCTTATCGTACTGCGCTTCTTCTAGCACATTTTTAAATGCCTCAATATCTGCCTGTGTCGGCCTATAATCATTCTCACCGCCCAGAGTTACCAGTGTTAGTGGGTTTATCATTCCGTCTGCCTGAGCAAACTTTGATTCTCTCAACTTATCGTACATCATCAAGTCTTTGTATACAGAGACAATTATTGAAGTTCCCCTAACATCGTATGGAGAGCTAAGCAATTTTAAATGAGATATATTAAACTCATCTAATGGAATATTCTGGCCACGCTTTACATAATCAATTATATGCTTTGGGATATGCTTTCTCAGCGATAAGTCGCTAGGAGATGACGAGTTAACAACTCTCTGAAGGCCTGCATCAGGTCTCAATGATATCATTGAACTATTTCCAATTACAGACTTTTTTACGTGGACATAATCTGGATTCAAAATAGTAACTCTACTCCAGTTTCCAGTCCTATCGTCTAACTCTGCGTATGGGAAAACCTCCCCCTGTTTCCAAAATTCTAATGCTGCTCCATAAACAACCGAATATAAATCAATTCTCTCTGCCATCTCCATAAAAAATTGCTGAACTTTTTTATTCTTACACGTTATGTTAATCTTACTTATCGGATAAGACGCATGAAGATTTATTGCGTTTCTCACTATAGGATGCGTATCATAGAAGACTCTATTCCAAGCATTCATTGTAACCCGATCTCTTGGAAGATTTAGGTTTGCAAGCTGAAATAATGGAGAATATATCTCTGGAGACATTCTGTCCGAAGTATGCATCGCAGAAGGACCAGGCATAGGAGATGCTATTGACGCGGTCTTCTTAAACTTTGGACTATGAACTATCGCACTATGCTTTCCGTCCGTAACCCTCTCGTCTGTATGGCTATTATTTATAGTGCTAGATATCTCTGCGCGCCTAATATCAGAGATAGCTTCTGATCCAGCTTTTGTTATCTTGCTATTCTTTACAGTCTGTCTTTTCATAGTTTTAACCCTTAAATTCTTCTACCGACCCTTGCTATCACTGGAGATAACGAATCAACATTCTTCTTTAGTCCCGGCCTAATAGTAAAGCCGCTTGTTATATCAAACTTGTAAGCCATATATGCATACATCAGTGCCATGAGACCATCATTTGGCCCAGAACCCTTCTGGAAAGTCTTTATTGGCTGACCGCTAGTTGTTCTTATCTTTGATTCCATCGACGTGCAATGGTCGATAAGCCACTCGATATACTCAAAGCTCTTCCAGGGAAATCTAATCTTCCCCTTTCTAAATAAATCGAAAACTTCTTCAATCAAAAGATCCTTGTTATAAGATACTATTAGCTCATCTTGTCTATATTTTATAGGCTTTGATAAGTTGCCACTGCCTTGTGCTCCTAAAAATTTCTCTCCATATCTCATCTGCAGGTCCTGTACGACATCCTGCCCAAAGAACCAATCCGACACCCCTCTTTTTACTCCAAATCTTCTATACATTTCGTGTATTGTGTCTTTTTTGTAATCAAAATTTGTTTTTCTTAATTTGTGCGCATGCTCAATCAACAATGTTCCATCCGGCTGTGCTGACAATATCACAACACAAGAGTAAGATTGCCCACCTATGCTGTTTTTATCGTCGCCCTTTCCGCCCCAGTCAACTCCAAGATATACAGACTTATCTTGTTCATCAATCCTTTTCGAAAAAGGTCTATCCTGATCTCTGCACTTCTCGTATATTTCGGCCCTAGTTATCGGCATTCCAGCGCCTGAATAAAACTCTCCAATTACCTCATTATTCCAAATTCTTTCTGATTGAGTTGGATTGTTTTCAGGCATAAGATTTTCTATTGCCTCTTTAGTAAAGTATGGTATGTAAAGTTGATTTATGTGAAATCCAACGTACTTGCATTCAGACTCCGGCCTTGTTGCGACCCACTTTCCACTATCAATTGCCTCAATCTTTTTTTGAGAAAATCCACACTTTGGACACTTAATAGTATTCTCACTTACCCATATCTCTCTCCACCTGTCATCCCCTGGAAGATAGAACGGATAAGTTTCTTTGCAGTTCACACACCCAAGATGATAGTACCTTTGATCTGACATCTCCCAAGTTGCCGCGAAATTACTATTCCTGGTCTTAGGGGTTCCGAAGTAAACCTGAACCCCTTGAGCTGTTGGGCCGTATTTCGCCGCCGTCAAAATCTTTGTAGCATTTCCGACTGCAAGTCCGACGCAATCTTGAAACTCGTCAAAGAAAGCTACATCTGCAGTCATACCACGAATCCTATCCCCATCTAGGCCGAGGCTGTCCACCCAAAGAGTTCCGGTATTGAACTGCTTCATGGTAAGGTTATCAACTGCATTTGCCCCAGAGAGCTTATTGCTATTTATAAAGTCATCTTTCGCCGTTCTAATTAAGGTCTCTAGCTTATCTTGAGTAAACTTCTTAACTTGACCTAGCGAAGGAAATAAATGTATAACTCTTATTGGCGGATTCGAAAAGAGTCCACTATTTGTGAAATAAAGATCCAGCGCTCCAGCCATCATTGTGGCTCCAACCTGTCTTCCCTTTTTTATTATAACTGGCTTGCCTGTTTTTTGAGTCGCCTGCAAGGCAATATACCTATATATATCAAGCATAAACTTCCATCCATTACTTGATACATTAAATTCCATGCCATCTAATGTTAGATTATTTTTTACAAAATGTGCCGGATCCAAATCTAAAAAGCTAGACTTTAATTGGCTGAATAACTTATTTTCATTATTATTTTTTAAAGCCATTCAACTCACGCCCCTTATGCTATAGGGATGGGCCGCGCATAAACTCCGGAGTTGTATCGTCGGGCTCTGAACCTGTAACATCATGTGATATATATTTTACCAATTCATTGCCATAAGATCTATTTTTTATTTTTGAATTTATAAAATCACTCAACTTATTATGATCCATTCTTGGAGATAAAATATTCCATGATAATTGCGGATGCTGCCTACAGTGATCAAGAATAGCGCCTGAGCTTAACTCTGGCCTGTCCGAAAGAAAATCAGTTATATAGTCTATTAATTGAGACATGAGTCGTACCATCTCGGCCCTATTATCATCTTTTTCGGGCATCTTTAGGTCGCAAGACAGATTAGCAGAACATTTGTCACAACAAGCGCATCCCTTATCGTCTTCTGATTTTGCCTCTTTGATATTTTCTAAAGAAGTTGGCTTATCAGCCTTTACAATTCCGTACCCAACCCTCTCCTTTATGTCTGCCATCTTTTCATCTATTGTCTTTGGAGCATTTCTCTTTTTAAATACATCCTTAACGTTTGATAGGAAGTCAGCATTTTTCTCTAAATTATTTGCGAAATCACGCACCCAGCCAGATGTTATCTGATAACTCTCATTAATTTCTTGTCTAGTAATCTTCATGAAAATCCTTTTTGATTATGCGAAATAATTCTTCATAAAATCTACACCACGATTAGCATCATCACTCTCTTTTCCTCCAGAAAATGCCCCTCGATCCTTAAATATATGATAGCCGCTATCAGACACTATCTGCATTATTGCCAGCTCTTCTCTATCCGTAAGTTCGTACTTTTCCTTTAGAAACTCATATACCTCTTCCATGTCATATCCCGCAGATACTGTGGCATTTATTAACATTCCAGAAATTGCTCTTTCAAATGAGGATATTGCTATCACTATATTATTCGGAGTAGAAGCACTTTTGCTTATCTCTCCGTCAATCTTAATATTTTCTCCCGCTCCGTTTACCCACAGTGGAGCAGCCTTCTTTTCATGATTTTCTTTAAACTTCTTTTTTAAACCAGACAAGTGATTTTTTAAAACAAGTACATCCTTCATAATATTGAGTCTACACTCCTCAAGAGTCTCTATGTCATCCGACAACTTCCCGTCTACGTCATCTCTTATCGCTCTTGAGATCTCATTATTTAATCTTTCCAGAAAGCTCGTAGCCCTTTCGCAACCAAGCATTGACTTTCCATCATGCTGCGGTATTTTTGCAGGATAAGATTCGCTTATATATTGCATAAATTTCGATAAATCGCCGTCATTTGCGTAATCCCTATCATCTGCTTTATCCTTATCCTCTTCTTCGCTATCACCTGCCGACACCTCTGATCCAGGCAATAAGTCCAAAAGTCTCTCCTCCCCAAAGGCTCCATCAATATCCGATGCAATTTCAGATGCATCATCAAGAGTATCTCTCATTTCTACGATATCACTCTCAACGTCTTCGATATATTCTCCGACAGTCTGATCGTCGTCTTCCTCTATCATCATTTCTGCAATATTTTCTGCATAGTAAATCTCATCATCTAGGACTTGATGAATATCTCCGATGACTCTATCAGCTTCTTTTTTATCAGAACTTGTAATATTTTCATCTTCAGAAAATGTATTTGCTATTTTAATTATCATTTTTATTTCCTTAGCTAATTATAGGTATGAAAAAAGACCATAATAAGCATTATTATTATAATTATCATCAACATAATTCTTTACTGGGAACGCACTATCTACTTTTGGCGCGTTTCCAGAAAAAATATGTGGATAATGAGGAGATCCATTCAATCCCATTGTCCCTGCTGGAGCCATCTTGCGATCTTCGTCAAACTTACACTCAACGATCTCTTTCTCATCAATGATTACGTCTGCATGTATACAGCTATCAGGCTCCTCTATTGATAGCATAATATCATAATTTTCATCAACAGCCATTATTGCGTCATCACCCTTAAGGTTATCCACTTGAGTCATCATATTAACAGCACTGCCGGCACACCTACAGCCCTCTGGAATATCAAGTCCAAATGGACATTTTTTTGCTCTTCCTCTAATCATATATTATAACTGCCTATTAGTAGACGCATTTATTTTTGACTAACTATTACTTTCTGCATGCTCTATATCTATACTTTTAAAGTAAAGATCAAGCATTCTGTTTTCTATAATCCAATCTTTAAAGCCTCCAGATAATGGAACTGCTGACAATAGCCTTAATTGGTAGAGGTTATCAAATGTCCTTCTTCCATCAGACTCTATTGCTATATTTATGGCCGTTGTAATGTATTGTGATTTTACCTCCTGATTATAGACTGGGCTGAATAACTTATAGCTTCTCTTTGCAAACTCTGCAATGCTACCATCCATATCCAGGCTATACTTGGAGGCCATTTTTACTGCACGATACACTCTTCTTGGATCATCAGTAAGGCATATTTCTGCAGTAGTTATAGGCCTAATAATCCTACCCTCTATATCCCCCCTGCCCATTCCAGTTGGATCATAAATCTCAGATAATGAAAAGTTTGACTCCAAAGAGTTTATAGTAAAATCACGGCTATATGATTCAATAAGAGCATCATTAATCTCTCCAAATTTATCCACCATATATTTTTTAGCCGATTCAGAGATAAACCTTGATGAGAAGTCAAATGAAAAATCTTTATGAAATATAGTTGCATGTCCATCGGAAAAAATTTTTACACCACTATTTAACTCTTTCGAGGACAAAACTGCAAGCCTAAGTATATCTTCCGAGTTAGTAGTTATATCAATATCATGAAAGCCAAACTTCTTTCCGTGCAAAAGATAGTCTCTGGGAATGCCTCCAACTATTCTTGGCTCTGAAAGTGAATATTTTTTAGCAACATTTTGAATTATTTTTAACTCTGGTATCACTTATCCCTCCGGACTCTCCGCAGTCTCTGCCTCTTCCGATATATCATTCGCTCCAGGAATTGGCGCATCACCACTGCTTACAAATGATTTTGCATTAGATAATTGCCCCATCATCTTTGTGACTCTCGTAAGTGCATAAGAGTAGCCATCAATAAGCTTGCTTTGTGACTCTGCAAGCTCTGGGAACATTGAGGCGACACCAAGCTTGTCTAGCATGATATCGAACTCCGCAAGCAGTCTTATTATCCTTCTGTCCGCAAGCATCCCCGCCACCTCATCAAGCTTTTCGCTTGCATCATTCAGACTTATGTCTCCCAGAACCTTATCGTACTCTCCAGGTCGTGGTTCGGGAGTTTCTATCTTTTCTAGCGGTACTGGAGCCGAGGCATCTTGCTCTCCCAGCCCAAGCTCTCCAGCCCTTTCCTCTGTAGATGATTTTTCAGCAATATTTTGAGTAGGCATCGCTGGAGGCTCATCTTGCTCATTCTGAGCCTGCTGAGCTGGAGCTAAAGGCTGATCAGTACTCATCGGAGCCTCTTGGGCTATTTTTGTCAAAACCTTTGCATCACTTTCTCTGCCAAATTTATTTAATATGTTTGCGGCACGATAGGTTAAATCAGCAGCGGTCACTGGAGATAGATTGACAACCTTATCGCTTAAATTTAACAACATCTCTGCCATATCTCGGTATGAGTCTCCTTGCATATGAGACGCTCTCATTAGCTTGTCTATCCTTCTGATTGCCGAATGAAGCCGAGTTTTCCAAAGGGAAAAATCTTGACTCTGTCTGCCCTCTTCTTTTCCTGACTCAGCACTTGCGCTATAAGTTGATGGCCTATCGTACTCGCCTGCTCCAAGCAAGCTTACTCCATATACTGCATTCTTCTTCATAATATGACTCTCTTCGCTATATTTTAAATGGTTTCCATCACCATAATATTTCATCCATCTTTTAAAATTATCACTCTCGCCCGAATTTTCATCAAGGGTATTCCCATAATAATCTATCGCGTTAGAAAGCGCCATATCCCCCGACTCAACTGCTGAATATATTCTATGGACCAAATTCGCCCACTTATCTATATTATATTCTGCGGATACTTCTTCAGAATAATGCCTTGAGCCACTAGGGTATGCAATTTTTTTTATATTACTCATACTTAATTTTTCTTTTATAATTTCATAGCAAATATCATTTCTACTTAATAAATTAGTATTTTTAGCGGCTATTTTGGCAGCAATCTTATCATCATTCTTGCCACTCAATAGTCTAAATTCCTTATTTATTTTAATAAAATTCTCCAGCTTAACCTTTGAGTCTATTCCGAAGTCTGACATAAGTTGTGCGCGACTAAATAATTTTGACTCATTAATATTTGCTTTATTGCAAAATTTATTTATTTTATTTTTAAAGAAAAAATTCATTTTAAGATTTCTTTTTAGATCTTTCTTTTAGTACTTTTATTTTCTCTCTCCACTCTGCCGCATTTTCTGATCTAATTTGATCTCTTTTTTTATCCTCTATAAATTTTAAAAATTTTTCAAGCTCATCTTCTGTTGGCTCCCTATTCTTGTAGGAGGGCAGATTATTTTTTATCCAATCCTTAAATGATATAATGCTATTTATATCTTCAATATACATTAATGATAACTTCTCTTTTTTATCTTCAGACATCTATTACTCCTATCTGCCTACTTTCATCGAGCGATAATTCTCTCATTCTTATGCTAACTCGATCTATAAAAATTCCAACCAAATCTGGGCTCATTTCGCTCAAAACATCTAAAACTGCTGATTTCAATATTTCCGCATGATCATTAACTACACTGACGCTAACATTATGCTCGATCTTCTGATCAGCAACGCCTTCTATGTACTTCTTCCAATCTTGCATAATTCCTTTTAAGGCAGAAATATATTCTAGAAATATCTTATCCTCCCGAAGGGTTCCTCCATTATTTAGCATATCATAATAATATTTAATTCTAGAGTTAACTAGGGATTCCATCTCTAATAATCGCCTGGTTACATCCATCTCATTTGATGCAATTTCATTAATCTTTTCTTGGTAAGCAGAAGAGTTTTCAACTATCATCTTTGCCTCTGCAGCTGCAGAGGCCTTGTCAACCTCAGATCTCTTGTTTTTTATATCGTCAAGAACATCTCCCCTCAGATTAAGGTGTTCCGACCTAAACTTCTGCAGAGTCATATAGGAAATATGTAATCTTTTTTTTCTTGGATATTTAGACTTAAGCCAGTTATCAACTTCTTTTACTGAATCACCAGAAATAAGTTTGGCGATTATGTCTTCTTTATCTGGATGGCGCAAAACCTTGCTCATTATATATCCTATCAGCTTTGCAATTAGATGTTCGCTATATACTATATACCAAACTTATGTTCAATTTTATTTGCAAGCAAGTGATTTCCACTACTTCTTAATCCGGAGGAAATCTTGGTAATAGCGCGAATCTCTTCTTTCCCAAGCCTCATTATATTTGACTGCAAAGAAACTCCTCCTCCTGAAAAATCTCTCCCGTCTTCCGCTCTGAATCCATCATTATAATCATAGATCTTTTTAGTATATGGGTCTTGATATATTCCGTCGCCTAGCCTTCTAGCTTGAACTCCTACTCTATCTGGAGAATATCTTGTTGACAAACTATTTGAAGCAACTTCTGTTGGCTGATAAGATTCGTCATGCTTGGGTCCGACGCTATAAAGATCGTCTCGTGATGGACCACTTTTTCCGCCCCTCATTTCTAACGACTTTTCTCGTGTAGAATAATTTATAACGTCAGATTGAAAATGCTGGAAAATACCATGCTGGTCTCCAGACGCATTCTTAACTCCACCAAAAATGTTAAAATCAGCCATACTGATTATTCGCTCTTTTCTAGCAGGGCTTGTAATATTGTTTAATAATTTTTCTAACTTATTCATATTTCCTACTAAGATATTGAAATGTTATAAGAAGACATCATAGCTCCCGAGTCATCGAGATTATCCGACTTAGACTTCTTTCTGGCGGGAATAATCCTACCCTTATCATCAAAAGCTACCTTGCTTGCTGGCAAACCTAGCTTTGGACAGTATGGCTCAACCGAAGTTGGAACTACTATTAAGTCGCCCGACTTTAAGGCTGACTTTATCATCTTATCTCTTTCGCTTCCCTTCGACGAATGCTTTAGTAATTTGCTAAATTTATCCAATGCAGCTTTATATTGGCTTAGCTCAAATTTGCCCCCAATTGTCGCCAAAGCATCCTCTGCCATTCTTAAGTTACCCGAAGATACGCCATCAATCATGGAATCGATTAGGTCATGATAAGACTGCTTATTCATCTCTTTTACCTGGCGACTTACGACCTTGTCGCTACCTACAGATATATCGCTTGAAAACTTTCCAAAGCCTCTGCCGCTAAAGTCATAATCTGTCTTGCCGAAGGTGAAGCTGCTGGGCAAAATTGGCTGCCCATTTATCATCTCTACTGGGATAGAGACTTCTAGTCGACCTTTTTTGGTCGGAATATCTGCAGAGAAAATTATTGAAGAATCAGTTGCAGAGCTAACTGAAACCTGCGGATTAACAACTCCATAGCCTGATAGCTCAGATACAATAACATTAGAGGCCATCTTTACTTGATCTTTAGAGAAATTAGATGCAGCAACAATAAGTGCATCATCAATTCTTATCATGTCTTCGAGGGCTGCTGGTGTCTTAACTGGACCCAGCTCTATCGAGCTAGTTCGCCTCAAATCTGACTGAGACCTAGATTCAGAGAGCTCATGTTGAGACTCTTTTAGGTGTAGGAATAAACTATCTTTATTTAGATCAATTAGACTCCCACTCTTTATGAATTTGTCAGGAAGTGATGGCGCACCATTATGTATTCCAACTGGTATTGCCACACTTACGGTATCATGATTAGCCATCTTATATATTGCATTGCATAATACAAAGTGATTATTAGACCTGACTGCAGAGATATTAATTGGAGGGTGTCCAATTGAATCTAGTTGAGCCTTGGCGAATTTCTCGGCTCTACGCAGGGTATTATTGTTATAGTTAGGTATTGTTGGCCCTGAATCTAGTGAAAATACGCCCGATAACTCCCTGGATAGTTCTGAATCCTCAATTAATGGGGGCAATTGACCCGTGTGATCCATTCTTGATCCAGCAGCTCCCTTCGTTATGTCCGGAGTAATAGAGTTACTTGATGGTAAGAGGTCTTCTAAGCTATCTCTAAATGTACCCTTGTTGTGGGAAAATCCGCACAAATGGTCGTAAAGTGACCCGATCTTTTTCTGAGTTATAAAAGGATTCTTTCGCGCATACTTCTCAACAGCGTCTCTCATCGTTCCGATCAAAACATCATTTGGACTCTTATCTAGGGCTTTATTAATTCTATCGAGAGCATATTTTGTTGTATATGTCTTCCCACTTACAAGCTTTTCGATTGCTTTTTCGGCCTCTATCTTTAACTTTGAAATATCTTTCATAACTATTTATTCCCTACTTTATGATATCTTTTAATTCTGGAAATGCGCTGCTTATTGCAGACTTTTTCGCATCAGACTGACTGGCAAAAACTTGCTTTACAAACTCATTATCCCCCACTGCCCTCTCAAGCAGTGCTTCTTTGAATATCCCTACATCTTCTGGAGTAAAAGAATACTCGCTTGAAGCGAATCTGGCGATTGGAACCCCACGGTATGAAAGAGTAATGTTCTGACGACTAAAATCGCTAATAGCCTTCCAGTTGCTACTTTCTTTCGTTTGAAACTCAGGATTAGAAGCTCTAACTAGGAATTCTCCGTCATTCGTACTCTCAACCCTCCAAAGGTCATCATACTCATCTCCATATACCTTTACCATATCAAAGGCAACTTTCTTAAGTCTTAATTCATCTGTAACTTTTATTCTATTTTTTCCAGAAATTCCTGGCCTTGAATTATTAGAAAGTTCCATTAGTACTTTATCTAAAAATGACATGCTATATAGTGCTCCATATTCTTTATAAAAATAAAATTTTTTAAACTTATATTATTCTTTGATTTATATCAATCAATTAGCAGAAAAATAAGAATAACAAATAATAGTTTACTACTAGTTCTCAATGTTATTAATAGAATTCAAGATTCATCTGAATCTGATTTTATGACTTCTATTGAGGCAAGTATTTCGTGCACACGCGTATGTGTGGCGCATATTTTTTGCAACTTTTTTACTATACCGCCATATCGCTTTTTATTATTCTTATAGTCTATATTTCCATGCATAGCCTTGTGCACTGCCGACTGCGTTATTCCAAGATGTTTTGCTATATCATTTTGAGTCTTTCCCATCAACCGCATAAACAAAATCTTTTTTTGATGTTCAGTTAAATAGTCTCCGTGAATTATCTCATAAATCTCTTCCAATAATTCTGATCTCAAATCAGAGATTCTATCATCTATCGCGCTATCAGTAAGCATATTGCTTATCCCATTAGAGTTCGAGAAGTTATTTAACTTCATCTGGTCAAAGGAGATTTCTACAATCTTGTGCTGGTAAGATTTGCTTTTCTTCTTTGACACTACCATACTCCTGGGATTATTTGTTTAAACTCTTTTTCGAAATCAATCAATGATTTTTCTCTAAAGAATTCATCCACGTCTTTAAATGGCGATGGAATTCTTAAAAATCTCATTTTAATTCCTCTGTTTATATATTTTTCATAAATTCTTTGCATAGACTTTAAGCCGGCGTCATCAGAGTCTAATATAAAAGTTATCTTATCTGTATATCTTGCCAGCTTTAGAAAGTGCTTCTGAGAAAACGCAGTACCGCAAATTGCTACTGCATTATTTACTCCCGCATAATCCATTGCTATTTTATCGAAGTATCCTTCGACTACATAAGCATTTTGTGAATCTATAATCTCCTCAGAAGCCTCTTTTAATCCATAAAGAATCTCCGCCTTCTTATATGAGCTATTCTTATACTTTGGAATGCCAATACTTCTTCTTTCAATATCCGATAATAGTGTTCTTCCGCTTATGCCTATAGCATCCCCATGTTCAGAGTATATTGGGAATATTAATGAAAAATAATCTGAGAACTGACTGCGATAAGGAGTCTCTGCGATGTTTAGTCTTAGCAGTAAAGATTCGGGAATAAAGCTCGTTAGTTTTTTTAAATTTTGCGGGAAAAAGCCAATCCTATACTTGCTTATTATATCGCTAGATAATCCTCTGCTAGAGCTTAAATAATCATTTAAATCTTTTGAGTTTTTTAAATTTGAGTGGCAAATTTCCGCAAGCATATTTAATGCGGCTGTATCATCTATACTATTCACTATCATCCTCTATTTGCTCCTCTCCCTTAACTATTTTTATCGCGTTTATCATATTGCTTGTGATTGAAAACTTACAATTATAATTTTCTTTATCACATTCTGCTCCGACAATCTCGGCACCCACCATGCTCACCTCGACCATCTCTCCGCACTCTTCGCAAGAAAACGTGAACGCCTTCCTATTCTTCCTTCTGACTATATCTCCAACCATCTTCATAGAGGCCTTCGTATAGCTCGATATATCTATAAGGTCATCCCCGCAGTCATTACATATTGCGGAATCTGTCCTTACATCAAGCGAGGCGTCGGTCATCCCGCCGTTCTGCCTGCATCCAATATTACATTTTACTAGCATTTATTTACTCTATTGATGAAATTAGGGTATTTTCAACGATATCATCATCCGACTCTGAGCTTTGTACTCCCATATAAATGTTCCTAACTCTTTCTTCAAAAGATTTTATCAAGACCTTATCTTTCATCATCTCTTCTATAGCATTATCCCTGCCTCTTACCTTTTCTCCATTAACCAGATAGCTTTGAGATGATGGCCTTTCTATTAGATCATATTTAACTGCAAGATCAAATATCTCGCTCTCCCCCCTGACGACCCCTCTCATATATTCTACAAAGTACTCTGCTCTTTTAAAGGGCGCTCCAACCTTATTTTTCTCTATCTTAGCCCTAACTCTATGCCCTATCCTTTCGTCGGAGCTGTTTTTTATGACATTGTCGGCACCAAACATTGGTGCCATGTTTATCATTAAACTACAGGCATGCTTCAATGCCTTGCCGCCAGGAGATGACATTGGGTCGCCAAACATCTTCCCCAAATCAACTCTTACTTGATTTATCCCAATTAAGGCTACGTTAGCCTGAGCAACGGCTGGTGTTAACTTCTTTAATTCCGTTGATAAAAATCTAGGGATTGGAGCCATGTTCGCCTTCCCGACTGTAGCCGCAACTTCGAGCGGGGTATTTAAAACTGCTATTGAATCAAGAACTATTATTCCAAGATTTTTAAACCTTGGATCCTCACCCTCTATTATGTAATCCAATATCCCCTTCATGCTTTTTGAAACTTTTTTCGTAACGGAATTGACCTTGTTTATTCCAAGAAGCCCTTCAAATATCTCTTTCGCATCATTTGTCTTTATGACCATCACTCTCGAAATATCAACTCCTTGACTTTCAGCCCATTCTGGATCATAGGTATATTCGGCATCAATAAATAATGCTGTATTTTCAGGATTTTGATTAAGATAACTCTTAATGCAAGATAGAGATAACATCGTCTTTCCAGAACTTTCCTGCCCTGCAAGCTGTGTTATGCGACCTCTTGGAACTCCGCCTATGCCTATCGCCTCATCTAATGCGGGACTTCCAGTGCTTATTGCATCATGCGCGCCTGAGGTATTTATATCTCCGTTAAAAAATACCACTCCGTCTCCAAAGAATTTTCTTATCTGCTTTTCTGCTTCGCTCTCTGTTATTTTTTTCGTCATTTATAATTCCTTAATACTTGTGGTTCAAATTATTTTTAGCCGGAGGCCTCCACCCAGCTGGAGGCTGCCATGATGATGGGTCTTCTGGTTTTTCCGCAATCATCACATCAGTGTTTAGAAGAAGAAGAGCTATACTTGCCGCATTTTGCAAAGCAACCCTCGTAACCTTCTTTGGATCAAGCACTCCAAACCCAATCATATCTCCGTACTTATTCGTGGCAGCATTATATCCAAAATCAACATCCTTTGAGCTTAAAATTTTAGCTATTATTTCAGTAGGGTCCAAGAATCCATTAGATAATATTTGAGTTATAGGCCTAAAGCATGCTCCAAGAATAACGTTCGCAGCAGGATGCAGATCCTCGCTCAAGCTCGTTAGGTCTATTGAGTTTGCAATCTTAGCAAGAGTTACTCCTCCGCCCGCAATATAGCCCTCATCAATTGCCGCTCTTGTTGCCGACAAAGCATCATCAATTCTATCCCCCTTCTCTCTCAGCTCAAGCTCGGTAGAATAGCCGACAGTTATTACTGCTGCCCTTCCATTGAGAAAGGATATTCTGCTCTCTATATCTTTTCTATCAGACTCTGATATCAGAATCTCAGAATCCTGCTTATACTGAGATAATTTAGCGCTCTTTTTGGCCTGAAGAGTAGATCCTTCAAGAATCCTGGTTGAATGCTTACCAACAATTATTTTTGATGCGAAACCTAAGTCATCAATAGATATATCCCTCAGTCTCACCCCATTATTTCCGACTATTTTTGTTCCAAGCAATATTGATAAATCGTCCAACCACTCGTCCTGATTTTTACCGAAGGTTGGTATTTCAACAGCAGCAACTCTTAATCTTCCGATGTTATTATTTGCGACAAGTGTATTTAGAGCCTCTTGCTTTACTGACTTCGCAATTATTAAAATCGGATTATTATTATTTGATAACTCATTAAGCATTGGAAGACATTCGTTTAAGTGAGTTAACTTTTCATTCAAAATTAAAACGCTAGACTTCTCCATCACTATGGACGATTTACCCTCCTCTAAGAACGAAGGGCTTATATATCCGCTCTTAAGCTCAATTCCGTCGATCTCTCTAACTGAGTATCCCGCCCCAGGAGATGCCTCTGCAGAAACAGTTCCGTTAAACCCAACTAGCTCAAAAGCATCCGCTATACTTCCTCCCATTTCAAAATCATTATTTGAAGATATTGAGGCAACAGACTTGAGGGTTCCAAAGTTTTCAACTGGCTTTGATAATTCATTCAATTCACCAACTATCTTGTCGAGAGTCCAGCTAAGCCCTTCTTTAAACTTGAGTGGGCTATATCCAGTATCCATCAACTCGGAGCCCCTTCTTACCATCTCATCGACAAGAACCGTTGCTGTAGTTGTTCCATCTCCAGCTATATCAGCAGTTCTTCCTGCAACCTCCTTTACCAGTTGGCAAGCGAGGTCCTCCAGAGCATCATCTAGAACGATCTCTCTCGCAACAGAAACTCCATCCTTAGTAATTACTGGAGCTCCAACAAATTTCCCGATAATAACATTTTTCCCCTGAGGACCCATCGTTGCAGAGACTGCATCTGCAAGTTTGGAGACTCCCCCGACTATCTTCTCTCTAGCGCTTAAATTTTTTATAATTATTTTCGACATATAATTAGTTCCTTACCTTTCAGTTCGTCAATGCAGAATGCGAGACCTACAGCCAATGCGTCTGCCTCATCATAGCATTCTTTCTTTATATTTCCTGCTCTATTTAATTTTGTATTAAAATTTTCAAATAACTTATCCATAAGATTCAATACATCATCCTTATCTTTTATTGGCGAGTCATACCTATCTCTTAATATCTTTCTAATTCTTGATACAGGAAGTCTTACCACCTCTTTGCCGAGAAGGTTAAAGCACTCTAGTGAAACTATCTCATTCACTGTTGCTAAAATTATTATAGTATTTGCAGAGCTTTTGCCTCTTGAAAATTTTTTAGCATAGTCCTCTACAATAACAACATCTGGAGTATTTTCTTCAAGTAGGCCTTTTGCCAATCTTGAAATTTCAGAAAGCCTATAGCTAAGTCCAAAAGATTTTTTTTCAGCCATAGCCTTACTAGGAGGCTTGATATGCCCAAAGTCATATAACTTTATAGTCTCGTCGATAGAAATGCCTATTACGCTCCACCCGATTGTAGACGAGCTAATATCTAGTGATAAAACTTTTTTCATGAAAAAATTATACTAATAATTAGCAAAAAATACAAAAAAAGCGCATATAAATAATTATATGCGCTTTAATTTGATTAAGTCTTTATTTCTTACTCGAAATCAAAACCGAAATCTTCTTCTCCCGCTTCTGAGTCAGAAGAATTGCCCTCATACTCTGAAACGTTCCAATTCATCAATTCACAAATCTCTGTAGATGTGGCTGGAGTAATTAGCTTCTCCACATTAATTCGATCATTAAACTCTACGTACTCCGCCTTTAGCTCAGAAGGGACCTGCTCCTTGGGGTTTGGAGTAACGCTATATAACGGCTGAGAACCCTTTGGTCCGCGAGTAATGGTTATATCATAGTTAGTAACCTTACCCCACCTGCTATTATTATAAAGGCTCTTAACGCCATTATAAACTTGAGATCCAACCTCAAGAACTTGAAAGTCATCGTTCCCCCTATTTAGGACTTTAATCAGCCATCTTGCCTGCCTTTTAAAGCCAGAATCTTCAAGTCTTCTTACTAGCTGCGGAGTGTCAATTGGACTATTAACCTTGCGCTTAGAGCCGTCTGGAAGGGTCAGCCAGTGAACATAAAACTGCACTGGGTTCCCCATAACTCTTGCAATATTCTCGCCCTCTTCCAATCGCATAAAATCAGACTTTCCACCTGAATCTGCTGCGTTCCAATCTACTTCTCCAAAAACCATACCTGACATATCTTTACCTCTTCTTTCTTTTGCAGCTCCTTGCTGCTATTTATTTTTGGCACATTGCCAATTATTCTTGAGCAAACCTATTTTACCCAAAAAATTATCCCCAATCAACTTCTCCCCAGTTATTATCGTCATCCTCTTCGTCTGACTTAACTGGATATGGCTCTGTTCGCTTTACGGGGCTGCTATCATACCTAGATATATTTAAGCTTGTCGCGTTTTCTATGGAATAATCTCTCTTTATGAAAGTTTTAAACGCGTAATGCCATCCCGAAAAGTAACTAATTTTGTTTTCAAACCACTTCCTACAAGCCTTCGCTAGTGCAAGCTCATTTGTGGCCGTAATATAATCATCATCTGCTTGTGCTGACCATTCCTTATCTTTGCCCGTCTTGTGACCAAGGGCCTTTGCTTTGTCGAGAGCTGCCTTCGACCATGCCTTCTTTGCCTCTGAATCAAGAACTGATATTAATCTGTCAATCTTAACTATATGCTCTTGACATATATTTTGGCCTTCCAGGGTATAAATCAGCCCTCTTTCTGAGATATTTATATCTATAATGCCATTTCTCGGAAGCTTACCAATTAACTCCTCTATATCAGAAATATCTATATTTTCTATAGAAAAGTTATTTATATTTACGATATCCTTAAATAAAGACATAACTAAAGTTTACCAATCCTTTCCTCTAAAATTGCCAATCTATCCTCTAAATTACTTGAAGATATCTTTCTATCTAAAGCTCTTACTCTTTGGTTCATCATAACATTTAAAATAAAAAACAATGAAATCATTGGAGTCGACTTGTCTGCAGGTGGCGTTATCGTTGTAATAATTCCGTTATCATCAGTCGAAAATAAGCCCCTAAAAGAATCTACTCCAATTTCTGCTTTTATTGTTTTAAAATAAGAATACTCCTCATCACTTACATCTAGCCTCTTATTGGCTACAGCTCTAATCACGTTGTAACTCTTCTGACTGAGGGTCCAGACTTCTTTAGATCATTTGACATTTTGGCCATACGCTTCAATCTAGACAGCCGCATATCCTCGCTCTCTTCATCAAAGATGTCCACATCATCACCTGGCAAGCTTGCTATTACCTCTTCTCTAACCTGATCTCTAATAGACTCAATTGAATCATCATCCTCTTCGATTTCAAGTCGATCCTCCTCTGGAGGCTTTGCGCTCGAAACTGCTACCTCTTCATTAAAATCTGAATAATTATTTAATATAAATAGTGATATATCAAAAACTATATCCTCACTTAATGACTGAGAAAATGCTTGTGATCTAATTCTTCCAGATATTGCAGTCATCTCTTGAGTATGACTATCTCCGAAAAGTGTTTGACCACAACTGGGGCATGCATTACTCTTTAGCGCATAACGCATTGTCTCAAGAACTCCAAATCCACATTTTTTACATAAAATCATAAACTTTTCCCATATATTCTTTCCATTGAGCTTAGAGATAAATCCTTGGAGTCCATATACTCACCAACCCTGCATATTGCCTTTATTGGCACTCCATCATTTAATAATGGCTTTAACTTGGAATAATCATCAGCCCATACTGTCATTCCCGCCGTATTGCCCTGAACGTCCTCTATTAGATATTTAGCAAATTTCTTGCCTATATTTCTACCATTTTTTATCTTAAACTCTTTAATTTTTGTCTTTATTATGGCCTCAACTCTAACTGAATCACCTTTTTGCAGAATTGGCAGCCGGGACAGTCTCAATACTGTCTCCCCTCCCGAAAAGAAGCTTGAAAAAACTTCATGTAAACTTCCGCTTATTGAACGCCCCAGAACCTCACGCTCGCCAAGCAGTATCTCTTTCCTGCTCCATTCCTCATCAGTATAAGGCTCGATGACGATTTCGTCAATAGTTTTTCCCTTTTTTAATTCGTTTCTAGCTTTAGTTCTATACTTTTGATAATTATCAGCCATATCCTTCCTGGTCAATCCAAACGAGTCCAGCGCCCCCGCCTTTGCCAAGGATTGAATTACAGTCTTGCCAACAGTTCTGCTGTCGTTCTCCGTTAAAAATTCTATAAAACTTTTTACGTCAGAGTTTTCAGATAAACTATTTACAGCCTTCTCTCCAATCCCTTTTATCGAAGTAAAGCCAGTTACTATACGCTCCTCATCAACCTCGTACGTGCCTCTGCTGTCGTTTATCGAGGGAGGAAGCACATCAATCCCCATGCTCTTACACTGATCAAGGTATTCTTGGACAGCATCGCTATTTTGATCTTCCGAATTCATCAGGGCGCACATAAATTCGACCGGATAGTGATGCCTTAGCCATGCGGTATAGTATGATATAAACGAATAAGATATAGAATGACTCTTGTTAAAGCTATAACCCTGCAAGACCTCTATATAATTACTCCATATTTTGTTTGCAAGCTTAACGCTAATACTGGAATGCCGCATCGAATCTTTTATAAAATCTACCTCAACCTTGAGAGCAAGCTTTGGGTCCTTACCCTTAAGCTTGCTAAGCTTCCTTAATGAATCAGCTTGATTAAGATTCCATCCTGCAACGTCTTGAGCAATAAACATTGCCTGCTCTTCGTATACCAGGATGCCGAACGTAGATCTCAAAGCTCTTTCCAAGTTCTCATGCTCGATTTCATACTCCTCGACTCCCATCTTCCTTCTGATAAAACTAGCTCTAGAGTCTGGCTTACAAGACGGTCTGCCAATTGCATTTATATCTGAGATCTCCTGAATTGATTTTGGCTTTAATTTAATACAAAGCGGAGTTAATGATGACTCCAACTGGAAAACTCCCGAAGTCCCACCTTCTCCCAGCATCTTGTAAACACCCTGGTCATCAATCTTTATATCCTCAACTGATAAGTCTTTGTTAGTTTTTCTCTTTATCAACTTAAAGGTTTCGTCTATTACAGTTAAAGTTTTTAAGCCGAGGAGATCCATTTTTATTAAACCATTTTTTTCACACCTGTTCTTCTCCCACTGCGTAACTGTATTACCTTTATCATCAACCCTCAGTGGAACAAAATTATATAATGGCTCATTCCCGATAACAAGGCCTGCAGCATGCGTTGACCAGTTTCTAGTTAAATTCTGTAATTTACTCGCATACTCGTACAGCTCTGGATATTTCTTCATATATTCAGAAAGCTGCGGACTATCCCTTACTGCGTCACTAATCGAATTCGAATCAGGCATATTTTGAGTTATTATATTTGAAATCTTAAAAGCAGTAGATTTGTCTCCGCCAATCCTCAGGCTTCTTGCACAATCTTTTATTGCAACCTTAGGAGTCAGCCTTCCAATATTAGAAATCGATGCAACTCTTGTTTCTCCATACTTATTCTTCAAGTATTCCTTGACCTCTGCTGGTCTAGAGAAATCAGTATCAATATCTGGAAAAGATGTCTTTTGGTTATTATGAAATCTTTCAAAAATCAAATCATACTTAATTGGATCAACGCCTGTTATCCCGATTAGGTATGCTACCAATGATCCGGCGCTACTGCCCCTGGCAGTTCCAACTGGCATTCTCTTTTTCGCCCAGTTTATATAGTCAGAGACTATGAGCATATAGGAAGAGAAGTCTTTCTCCTCAAGCACTTCTAGTTCTGACTTTACCCTCTCCCAGTAAAGCTTCTTTTCCTCAGATGGCAATCCGCCAAGCTTTGCCTTAAATCCTTCGATACACTTGTATCTAAGGTACTGCTTATCTTCTCTTGGACCGGCGTCAGTTAGCTTGTCCCACTTTGTGAACTCGCAATAATCTTCCGAGTCAACCACTGGATATATTGGAAGCTGAGGACCTCGCTCTCTCAAATATTCTGGATAATCACACGCATCATAAATCTTCATGGTATTATCCATTCCAACTTGCGCAATTTCAGACCCAAAGAAATCTGTTATCTCATCCCTAGTTTTTAGATACATATCTTGCACGCCATATCTAAACCTATTGGGATCATCTAGCGCCTTCTTATCTTTTATGGCCAGCATAAAATCATGATACTTTGCGTGCTCTGCGTCTCGATAGTGTGCATCACAAGTTATTACATATGGTATATTCATATCCCTAGACAGCCTAATAAGAGCATCATTTAATTTAGGCTGACTTATAGGCTTCCCCTTCGCTGTAACGACGTCAAGAGAGTGCGGCTGAATCTCAAGAAAGAATCCATCACTGAAAATCGAGTTAAGCCTCTTTATGTACTGGCAGGCCAGCCCTTCATTGCCCTCTGTAATTAAGGTTCTCGCAATGAGGCCCGAAGGGCATGCAGTTAGCGCAATAACGTCCTTGTTATACTTCTCTATATGCTCCCAAGTTATTCTTGGAGTCTTCTTGCTCATCCAGCCAGATACCTGGTTTTTATAGGCAAGATAATTTAATTTTAAAATATTCTTATATCCCACCTCAGATTTTGGCAGGAGCACTAAGTGGTAAGATCGCTTTTCGTCAAGAGAATTCGCGAAGTATGCCTCAATCCCAGGGATTAGCTTAACTCCAGTCTTTTCTGACTCTAGGAAAGAGTCATAATGAGCAGCCAATGTCCCGTGATCAGTTATTGCAATCCCAGGATGGTCAACTTCTTTCGCCCTTCTGAATATTTCATCAACACGATTCATTCCATCAAGTGGACTGCCCAACTCTGTGTGATTATGCAGAGATATAAATCCTGCCCCACGTACTTTCTTCATTATGTCTCTCTCAAATCTAATAGATTGAATATTTAATGTTTTCGCTTACATTTTGCGCCAGAGTATACTAGGTACTACTTTGGATTTTTCAACTATTTTAAACTATACCATCTCGGTTATATTGTTAAAAATTTCGCTCACAACGTCCATGTCGAGCTCTTTCTTTGCTGCCGAAAGAGCTGTTGAAAGTTCTTTCTTTGGAAGCCCCTTTTCGTCAAGGAAGTCTTTAGACCACTCTCTTCTTGACTCCTGAAGATCTTTGATTTGCATCTCATATGTCATATATACTTTAACATACTCTTTTGCATCTTCCATGTCCCAGCATGTAAGATCGCTATTCTCATTCGTACTCATAATCTTAATAGGTGCAGGAGTAACTCGTTCATTCATATTGAAATATTCCTTTTTATCTTTTGTTATTTACTTTATTTCATCCAGAAGCGACTCGACTTCTGACATAAATATTATACGCCTTAGCCCGTCTTTTCTCTCTGAAATTTTCGATAAAAATTTCGAATTACCATTAATGGCAGATTCCTTTTTCTCCGCCGAAGATCCTAGCGCGAAGCTAGATATAAAGTCACGCAATCTAGCGGTAAACGCATAAATACTAAGGGTTGAGTCAGAAGCTTTCGTCTCTCCATATGGTCCAAATTGAACTCCACTATCAGGACCGCCAGCCTTCCCATAAAAGCCCCTCATAGTTGCTATATCGGAGGGAGAAAGTCTATCAGACTCTTCGGTGCTCCTCACTCTCTCCAATTTAGATAGTCTGTCTGAGTATGATGAGGAGTTAAGATCAAACTTACCTCCACTGGCCGAGCCAGGATAATCCCAGTCCGCGTAAACCATTATGCTCGCGTCAGAATCATCTCCGTATGGGTTTATGGAATAGAATCTTGAAATATTATTTGTCAATCCAGATGCAAACTTTATTTCTTCGTCAAACCCTTTTCTTGCACCGCTTAGAACGTCCTCTATGGTATACTCTTGCTTTGTCTTTTTCCCCAAAGCATCTGCTATTGATTGAACGTTATAAAGATTTGATATAAATCCAATTATCTTTCCTAACCCCTCTGGGTCGGAATATCTGCCTGGCCCGCCCCACTCTATCGAATATGCCGGCCAAGTCGCCATCTTATACATCGTTGCATAATCCCACATTGATATATAAAGACCGCCCACATTTCTCATTCCGCCCACTGGAGCTACGCCGGATCTATTTTTTCCAGATTCAATCTCAAATGGTAAATTTCTATACTTATCGTGCAATTGTCGAACCCTTCTCTTCGCATTATCTATAATAGTCCTTGCCTCTTCTCCCTCTAGGCTTGACGAGGCTTTTATTGATTCATTATAGATTTCATCTATTTCATTAAAGATTGAGATAGCATACTTTGGGGACCTCTTCATGAAGTCCGCAGCATTTATTGGACCACTAGATAGCCCAATATCAACTGGCGCTTTACATTCTTGAATTGGGATCTTATACTTCCCATCCTTATAGTCTCCATACTCTTCCTGATCAGTATATAGATGCGGAATCTGAAATGCTCCAGATTTCCTATCATAAGAGCCAGAGTAGTCGAATGGCAACGGAATCCCAATTCCAGTAATGGCATATGGGCTGGGCGGATAGAGTTTATTCGTACCCCGATCAGACGTTGAAGAGACTTGCTGCCCGAGCTGTAATCCTTCCGATGTGTTTAGGTTTAAATCAATATTTTCATAATGTACGTCTCCACCGTCAACACTTACCATCTTGGTATTGGGATGATTTAATATGCTTAATTTATAATTTTTACTAAGCTTATAGGGAGGCTTTCCATCCATCGCTCTACTTACAAGGCATGGCCTCCACATGCTTCCGTCAAGTCTACCTATTAGCTGAGAGAATGTATTAGTCGGAAGTTCTTCGCATCCGAATGGTATATTGCCCCGTACTAATCCTAGCATGTAATCTCTCGAATAACCACTATTCTTAAAGTGATTATTCTCATCTTCTGTTAACATTCCATAAAAATTATTTCCATCAGACAGTGCATGAATTATATCTGATTCTGCAGCTCTATTCTTAGAGACAAAGACTGGAGCCGCATAGCCTCCGACAAACTCGCCAGGTCTAGCGCCTGAAAAATGCTTCTCGCTAGAGTTTAGCGAAATGTTTATAATTTTATCTTTACCAAAGATATATTTTTTTATATTATCTACTGTTTCATTGCTCTCTAGCTCAAGGGCCTTTTCGACGCCTTTTGAAGCAACTCCAGCTCCAAGCTCCATATATTTCTGAGTAGTAACTAGGCCACGAAATCTAATTAACTCCCTTCTAATCACTCCTCTGGAATCAACATAACTATCTCTTAGCCTGTTTATATCACCATTATTTTTCTCAAATTCTTCAGAAGCAATTTCCAAATAATCTATACTTCTTAGTTTCTCTATTTTAGAAAAGTCTAGCTCAAGAATGCTTTCTCTGCTGGATAAATCGATGTCAATATTTAAGCCTGAAAACATTGTTGATGACAAATTCTTGCTGAATCTATCTCTAAATATGTTTACAATTACATCTGCAAAATAAATGGCAGACCCACCCATTATTTGTCGACCAACATGCTCCGCTCTTCTTCTTAATATTATCTTCTTGCTTGATCCAGGATTATCTGGAAAAAGATCTCCATATTCATAGCCTCGTGGAATCAGCATATCTACAGATTTTGAGACTAGATCTCTAGCCTCATTCATCGTCTTTGCGTCAATAGTCTCTATAAATTGTAGCTCCAAATTTTCAACTACTATTCTTGTTAATGCGGCTTCTATTCCGGATCTTCCGTAACCTCTTATTGAAGATATTTTCTGCCCTTTAAGTCGATCTATTAACCCTTCATCTATGTCTAAAAATAATCGATCTATGTTTCCATCTGTAGCGCCTAGGCTTCTAAATAGAGATGAAAATATATTCTTTATCTCCTTGGAAATATTATCGTCGCAGCACTCTTTCTCATCATTAAGCAGTACCGTCTCAATATCTAGTGATTGCGAGGTTTTGCTAAGTGACATTACAGTATCAAGCGCTCCGCTCAACATCTCAAATATCTTCTCTACAACTCCTCTGGCGTCTAGACTATACGCTGCGGAAATATTTTCAGTCGGCAAAGAATTTTCCGCAGCAATGTCACCAGCATCAACATCACTATATGAGGCCGTAAATTCTCTAGAAATAGATTCACGATCCTCTCTCTGTAATGGATCATAGCTATATACTGAAGAACCATCCCTAACTGTAGTTGTAACAAAATCTTTTCTTCTTAATTTTGACCTATTTGATCTTGAAAATGATAACATTTCGTCAGGATTTGTTGGGCTGGAGAATTTAATTTCACTAAGCTCAAACCCAGGATATGAACTCCCTGTGTCAATAATACTATTTAACGAACTCATCTCTTCCGTAGACGTAACTGGTCTAAAGTACTTTTCGCTAATATATTTAAAATTATCTATTCCAGATTTGCCAAAGATTCCATCCTGACTCAGCAAGTCTCCCCTGGCCGACGTTCCTGCGTGGGTCTGCCCAACCCTTACGGACTGCCCAATCGTAAATGTATGGCCGTTTCCACATGTCAGCCCAAGATCATTAATAATGTCAAGCTCACGATTATTACCGCCTATATTTACGGCCATTGCTGATTTCATAATTCTAGATAATACATTTATTCTTCCGGCCTTATCTAGATCCTCTTCAAATAGTGAGTCTGCCCCTATGACGTCCTCAATGTCTATGCCAAGCCTCAATAGCGTCTCAATTATATCTTCGGCTGCGTTCGGGCCACCCGCATCTACAGCTCTCTTTATCAGTGATGTTATGGATAATTCGCTATTCTTATCTCTGACGAATGATGATATTGATGTTGATACTCCGCATACAATATATCCAGAAGAACCCTCACTAAAAAATTTATTTTGGCCATCTGCAGTTGTAGGCGGTTGATAAATCCACTTTAAGCTATTGTTACTAGAAGTATCTTGAAGGATACTGCTAGATTCAAGATTATTTAATTTTGCGAATCCAATATGAGGGATTAACAATCGTGCATTTTTATACTTCTCTCTAAAGTCACTTACGTCATCTTCTGAAAAAGATTCTGGAGAAATATGGCATGGACATGCAAATTGAGTATTTGAGAAGTTCCATCCGCCAGATCTCTTTCTCGAAATATAATCTTTTAGTATATTTTTCTTATCCTCTAAAATATCAGATTTATTTATTTTCTCAAAAATATCCTCAGACTCACTCGAACTAGCAAAACTGGACTGGAACCTAGAGCTCACTCCCTCTATCCCGATTGACTCAGCGCCTCTTACGCTATCAACGTCTATAGAAAACCCGCAATCTCTTGAAGCACTTGATCCATCTGGAATTAAATAATCCTCCATTGGACATGCGAATTTAGTGCTGGAGATATACCTATCAGCACTAAACAATGGTTTGCCGCCTAAGCTTTTTAGAATTAGATTTCTAGCCCTATTCCCCTTTTCTTGGTCAGAGCTATTTGGCAAGGCCATAAGATCCTTTGCTCTCTGCCATCCTATTAACTCTCCATCTATTGGTACGCCAATATGATCGCCTAAGTCTTGGGCTGATATTATACCACCTGGATGCTGAACAGTAACTCCGCCTCTAGATTCCTGTCGGCCAGCCCTAACTAGCGAATACTCTCTAATCTTATAGTCATGCTTATCTCTCTTCTTCTCTCCGCCCTTGCTGCTAAAGTTTTTATATCTTATGTTCTTGCTGCAAACTGGGCAGCTTATATAATAAGCTCCAGAAAATGGATTGCTTATTTTTTTAGTTGCGTCTTGCAGTATTGGGCCTAACGAGATACCTACCGCCGCCTGAATAGTTATAAATGGAGAGGACCATTCCCTATGGCTTCGTACGTCCAAAGACTTTCTTAAGAAGGAGCAAATCTGAGCATCTAGAGTGACCTTAAATGCCTCGTCCAATTTAGCCTCTGCATCATCAATATTACCTCCTAAGCTGATTGCCTTATTCTTTATAATACTCCCAACCTTAACTCCAGTATAGTGGATTAGAGAGCCATCTTTTACAACTTTTACTAGCAAAGAAAATATATCTGATCCCTCCTGCATCCTCCTTACTAATTTTGTATTTTCTGGAATTTTAATATCAAACCTACTTGACTCCAAATCATTAAAGCCGTCCCAAACTTTAGCAGCCTCTATTGCGTTCCCAACAGCGATATTTACTTTTTCAACCCTTATCTCAAACTCCTTTGCTCCACGAGCTGTGTTTGAAATTCTGCCAGATAATCCTTTTAACAAACCTTCCAATAAGCCTTTAATCTCTAGCTCAAGGTAATCAGTTAATTCAACAGCATCATCTCTTAGCGAGGGTATTGCGTCATTGTTAATTTCAAATATTGAAATACAGGAAAATAATTCAGATGTTTTTTTAAATATTGGGTGAATCAAGCTTTTGTTTATACCGTCATACCCTCCATCAGGCTGCTCTAGCTCAATCTTTTTTGATAAAGAAAATTGTGCCAACTCGTTATTATCAAACTTTTCTTTCGTCACCCTTAGAGAATCTCTTTGCAAATCAACATATGAAAGCCCAGTGATACCACCGGCATCAAATTCGCCAAGCTGATTTGGGCTCTTCTCATTTATTAGAGCTTCTTCTTCTTCTGAAATATTTAGATCTATCATTACCTTACTTGATGAGGCTGCCCATAACTTATTGGGGCTCGATCCATGCGCATTATCGTTATCACTAATAGGAGCATCATCACTTTTGATAGGGAATTCCAAAGTCGTTCCACTTGGAATAGATTCGGATTTTTCCGACCGGGAAGTCCCCGTTAAGTTGGTTGAACTATCCCGAGTTGCCTCAGGCTCTCTACGGACAGAGTCAGGAGTCGACGTTGCCTCGCCCAAAGCTTTCCTTAATATATTTCTTAAGAATTCATCCTCTTTTAAAATCTCATCTGATGGATAAGCCGAAACATCTTTGCTAAGTGCATTGTAATGAGATACGATAGCCTCCTGTAACCCCAAGAGCGCATCAAAGATATCATCCAAACTACTATCTATAATATCCTCAGGTATCTCAAATTCATGCTCCAAAATATTATAAATAAGCTTACTATTTATAGGGATTTTTTCAACATCATAAGCAGGATTCGCCAGAGTATCACCACCACCTTCTGAATCATTCTCTTCGTCAAATTCTACAAGATCCCGATCATCATCTATATCGCCAAGATCCTCGTCATCCCTTAATAGCTCTGACCCATCTTCAGAATACCTTCCTGATGGTACCGTCAAAAACTCATCTTCATATTCTTCATCGACAATCTCGTGGACATCAACCAATAATGGTGCCCATGTCCTAAATGCTGACTCTGCAGTATTCAGGCTAATTATTGACGCATTGGAGACTTCTTCATATTGAGGCAGCTTGCTTCCAGAAGGTTCGAGAGTATTATTCCCTTCCGTATAAAGCCCCTCCAAGTAATCTGCTAGGCTATTAATATCAGAGGAGAACAAAGCATCAACTCCACCTGCATAGCTAATTAGCCCCAAAAGAACTTCTGGGCTAAAGTACTTATCTTTCATGTCAAGGAGATTTTCTGAATCATTGGGGGCTTCCGCCAAGAGCCTCAAGTCTCCAATTACAAGAGCAAAGTCGCCTTGCTCTACCCTGCCTCTTAAAAATCGTTTAACCTGCCGCTCTTTGCCCAAGAATACCATGTATACTTACCCTTTAAGTGTCATACGAAAAAACTAACACATTTCTATTAAATATAGTATAAATTAATAGATTAAAATGAATGATACTCTTCAGATATTAGGCTGCATACCGAGCCAATTATTGGTCCCAAAGAGTCAAGTGATATTGATTCAGATCTCGTCCCTGGAACGAGAACTCTTACCCTATCTGGATTCAACTCACTGCTATTTTCATTCAATCTTTTTATTCTAACAGCCTTATGACCATCAATATCTCCAGACAATCTCGCATAAGAGTAACCAAGCATATCCTCCCTGCCATCTCTAGTGAGGTCTAAGCAGGCTATTTTCATATGCTCATTGCCTATTTTTTTTATATTAGTCAAGATTCTATAGCCATCGTCATAAACGTCTCCATCATTCAGCGGCCTATCTACTGCAACTATTAATGGCTTAATTTTTCCGAATGATTCTTTGGATAAAATATAATTGTAATTTAAATACCATTTTTTTCTTAAGTTGAGGGCTATCCCATCAATAAGTGATCTTGCATATAATATATTGTTACTATTTAATTCTGTAATATCTTTATATATATCATTCATTTTATCGCTTATATACTTGCCCAAAGACTTGGTTCCGCATTCAAATCTTGCTATCTGTCTTTTCTTTATAATATCTGAATATGAAAATAAATTATTAATTTCGTTATTATAACCCACAGCATACCCGGAACTTAATTCATTAGATTTTTTTACTAAATATCTTTTTCTATTTAAGGTTGACTTCTTTATATCTAAAAACTTATCTGAGGAAATCAATTGATCTTTGTGTTTTAGATAAAATAATGCCCTAGACGCTCTGAAAAGCTTTACAGCCTCCCTCGCCCCAGACTCGTCACAGCCCAGTGCCGCGAAGTCTATCCGAAGAAACTCTCTCTCAGTATCCGCGAGCCTAGCTTTATAGCGCCTACCACTCTTATCTAGTCGGGATAGTTTAAATTTAGCTATTTCTACTTCATTTTTTATGAAATCTTTTAAACTCATCTTCTAACCAAGTGTTGCTGAAATTATCTTTTTAGCTAATGGATTCTTTCTTATCCTCTTTAATCTTACGCTTGCAGCCCATCCAGTCATTCCAACAGACCTTGCTGCCTCCTGCATTGTAGTTCCTTCTATGCAAAATTTTCTTAGAATCTTTGCCGTCTTATCATCGAGAACTGCCTCTAGCTTCTCAAAAAATATCTTTGTTTCAAGACTAGCTATATTTCCATATCCAGAAGGAAAGACGGAGTCATCAGTAGATACATAGCTTATATAATCGCCGCCATCATCATCACTATTGGTACCCAGCTTCATCTCGGAGAAAATAAGCTCTCTTCTAGATGACCTATAGACGGCCTTGTGAATCTTTTTGCAAGAAGAGCATACAAACGCATCCTTAACTAGGTCTCTCTCTATATCGCCTCCGCATGGGCAGCCTTCTATCTTCTCATCTTTTGTTGAAGTCGCATCGTTAGCCATCGTATTAAGGCTTTTAAGTTTGGTTATAAACTTATTTTTTAAATGCCAATGAAGAAATGTGCTAAGCTTAACCTCTCTGTCAGGATCATATTTCTTAACACCATCGACAACGAGAAGACATATTTCCTGCCTGATATCATCAAATGAATACCCAGATATATGTGATCTCGCAGCCATGCCATCTATAAGCGGTGTAATCTTTTTTATCACACGACCAACTCCTTCTCCCGTCCTTGTGTTTATGTATATCTTCTCATCATACATGCACACTTCACCCTTATAATTTCTCAATACTTATTCCTCCGACCATGAGTCTTGACATATACTTCTAAAATCACACCACTGGCAAAGCATGGAAGGTTTCTTCACCCACACCTTTTCCTCTTCGATCTGAAAACTTCTTTTTTCCAAAGTCCTTTTACAATCCTTATAATCCATATCTGTAAACTTCCAGCTTACTAATTTGCAGCCATGCTTCAACATATTGTACGATCCATGAACTACTTTCGCGTCTGGAAATATACGCCTTACTGCTTCGGCGTATACTAGTAGCTGAAAATTTGTTAGGTACTTAGTTGACTTTGATGTTTTATAATCCACAACATGATATGTTTCATCATCAATTTTATCTATTCTATCTATATAGCCCCTTATGTAAGCTCCATCTTTTATCTTGAAATTATAAGAAGTTTCTATCCCGACTACATTTGGCATTCCATCTGCCCTAAGCTTGTCTAAATATTCTTGCATTATTTTTCTAAGTAATTTTATCCCAGGCATGCTTCCCTCTGGGGCCCATGTATCTAGGCTTAAAAGATTTATATCAAACTTTTTAACTCCATCAATAAAGCTGTTCTTCATTATTCTTGGCCATTCTGATTCACTTGACTCAGGATTATCAAGAATATAATTATGAAAATTCTCTAAAATTTGATGAGCACATGACCCAAACTCAGTAAAGTCATGCTTTTGTCTTGCTATATTTGGCTTCTCAATATAGTTGAAATGATATTTTTTTGGACACTTTTCGAACGTCCCGATCGAGGATACTGATAACTTTAACATAAACTTATTCCTAAAATAAAACTAAAATAAAACTAAAATATTCTTGTAAATGATCGCTCCTGTATCCATCTATAGGTAAACCTATTGCCCCTCCCAGACGAAGCAATCCCAGAGATGTTATAAGAGCCCCTTACTCCAATATTTTGAGTCGACGTAAGCCACTTGGACTCTTTACTTTCCCAATAATAAAATACAATTATTCCAGTATTGCTATTATAAATACTTCTAACTAAATTTCCAGTTATTACTTGCTCATTTCTTTTCCAATTTTCACTATAAAAATTTGAAGTTGGATCAATACTATTATAACTGCGATTGACGATCTTTACAACTTGAGACTGCCTAGCCTCCTCAGTTCTTCCGTCGATACTTATGACACTTGCCTTTGGATTAAAGTCAAGACTATTTACAGAAGAATTTCTTCGATCATCTAGAATTGAACCTTCCTTAATTGGCTTTTTGACAAAAGAAATTGAAGAATCATTTGGAATCTTCTCGCCAGACCTTGAGCTGGTAGATGCCTTTATGTCAAGATTCTTCATCTCTATCGCACTCTCCTGAGCTTTTCTGCCATCACTAAGCATTGACAGGTTATCAACCGGATCCTTTCCATATGGGATGACAATTATCCCATCACTATGATTGTGCCTAGACCTACTACTCAAGTATGGGTTTGAATAATATTTTTTTCCAAAAACTTCCGTAACAGGAATCATTACTCCTAGCTCAATATCATTGGAGAATCCAATAACCCTCAGCTCAATAGAAGCTACATTTGTGGGAAGATATATTAATTCGTCACCCAATAAAGACTCTAATCCTGGATCCTCACCATCTAATGAATAATAAAATAATACATTATCAATCGGAATTATAGATACTGTTTCTGGAATTCCAGAAATAATCTCATTCTTAGATTCTAATATTTCTATAATAATTGCCATAAAGATTATATTTAAATTAATAGACTATCTCGATATAAACTCTATCTCGCTCTCGCCATTAACTTTGGTTACATCAATTACGCTATCAAACTTCTCCTTCAACGTTTCATCATGTGTTATTACCATAATTTTATACGATGACTCTAAAGATTTTATAACGTTGACAAATAAAGTTTCAACACCATACCTATCTAACGGAGAATTAACTTCGTCAAGCAATAAGAACTCCAGCGAAGCTCCGCCATACCTTGAGGATAGGTCGCTCAAAGCAACTCTTAGCGCTAGTGATATTCTAAACTTTTCACCTCCGCTCAGTGACTTGAAGTCTTGCAAGTTTCCATCTTTTCTTATTTTTAAGTCCAATGTCTCTACTATGGATACCCCATCTGAGCCGATTCTTTGCGTTTCAAGAGATATTAAGATTGGCTCATTTGCAATTGAGCCAAGAATCCTATTTGCAGTTGACTCAAGATCATCTATAATTCCATCCAAAAGTATGGTCTGGATACCGCTCTTTCCTAGCATTCTTGTTAATTTTTCAAAAATTACTACACGCTTCTTCTTTTTATTAAGCTCTTTCTTCTTGTTCTCCATATCTGCCATAGAACCCTTAAGAGTAGATACTCTCTCTGTTAGTGAGCCAATATCCTTTGCATCTGCAATAACGCACGCAGATACTCTATCTCTTTCGGTCTTTAACGAATGAATCTTCTTTTGCAGGTTCTTAAAATCTGGATCCTTAAGAGATTCGAGCATCTCCTCTGATGCAGCAAGCTTTGTCTTTTTTGAAAAAAACTTCCTTGATATGCTCTCTCTAGCGGTATTGTGCGACTCTAAGACATCAGATCTTGCATCAATCTTTATTCGGACTGACTCAATCTCAGATTCAGTGCTAACTACTTTGTCCGTGTTACTTTTCAATATTTTTGCATTGGAAAGATCTTTTTTTAACTTCTTTAAGTTGAATTCTGACTGATCAAACTCTGCCTTGTGCATATCAATTTTTTTATTATGTCCATCCTTTAGCTTCCCATAAAGAGTGTTATCAATGTCTTGACCACAAACGTAGCACTCTCCATGTATAACATGAACATCCCTAAGAGATTCCAGCATGCTCCTTGAAGATGCAGAAGCAGAAGATGCCTCAGTTATTCCATCTTGAATCCTTTTTATCTTATCATCGATGTTGTCTGAAATTTCAATGTTTGAAATTGACTCGATCTTTAGTGCCAAATCCTTATTCAAGCTTTCAATGATAGATTTTTCATCACTAATTTTTATGTCAACATTATTTAATCTAGAAGAGATTTTTTCTACATCAACTCTTAGTGCCTCGATCTCCTCTACTGTATTATCATAATTATCTGTATCAAGCGATTTCTTTATCTTATCATATTCTTTAGAAATTCTATCTAGCTTCTCACTTATTACCGCCCTCTCAGACTTTAGCTTGCCCAGGCTATCTACCTTATCCCTCAAGGATGCCTCGCTATCCATCAGGCTCGACTCTGTTTCGTCATACTTGCTAATCGAAGCCTCTAGTATTTTACACTCAGAAGATATATCCCTGCCCATCTTTTTAGATATCTTCTCATAGTCGTCCCATCTGGATATATCTATAATTGACTTCAATATATCCTTCTTCTTTGCCGGGTCCGCCTCTGCAAACTCAGATATATCATTCTGCCTAAAATAGATTGAATTTACGAAAGTTTTATAATCTAATTTTATTGCTTTTTCTATAATATCATTTGTCGAACCGGATGTTGAACCAGATAGATCACTCCAGTCACCAAGCTTATTTAGATATGAAAATTCAACTGAAGATGTTGAATTCTTTCTATTTCTTGTGCGTAATATCTTATATCTCGTACCATCATGGTCAAATTCCAGCTCGACAGAGCAGCTGGCCTCGCCCCACCTGATAATATCATTCATCATTGGAGCTCTAGACTTATTAAATAAGCACCACAAAATTGATTCTAATATTGCGCTCTTACCACTACCATTGCTCTTACCATAATCACCCTCAGTGTTCCCAATAAGAAGGACTGAATTAAATTGAGAAAAATCTACTTCACTATCTCTATGCGAATAGAAGTTTTTAATTTTTATATTAAATGGAATCATTTGCCCTCTATTATCTTTCTTCCTTCTTTTTGTATACTTTTTAGTATACCAGAGTCAAAAGCCTGGGACTCTATAAAGGCCTCAAACATTTCATAATCATTTGAATGATTTAGTATTTCGCTATCTCTAACGACCCTATTGATGACTGGCTCAATTATTATCTTCGACACAAAGTGAGCGCCATTGTCATAGAGATATTTTTTAACAAAGATCTTATCTATAGCCGGCATAACAGCTTCTTTTACAGATATTTTAACCCTAACTATCTTCCCCCTAACGCCAAGGGATTCAATAATAGTCTTTAACGATTCTTTGCATGTAGAAAAATCATCACCAGTAATATCAATCACTGCATCAATAAGGGATCTAACTGGTGTCTTCTTAAACTTAATCTTCTTATCTAGAATATCATAGTCAATAAAATATTTATCTATATTTGCGTCACCAAAATTTGTCTTCTCCATGCTTCCAGAGTAAACACATACTGGCGGCTTCTTTCTAAGAACGGAAAAAGAATGTATGTGCCCCATTATTGCCAAGTCAGTCCCTGTAAATGCATCTGGGTCTACCATTAATTCTGATCCACCATAATCATTATAACTTCCTTCGTAAAAGAAATTATGCCCTATAGATATAGTGGGGTGCTCATTTTTTATTGAGCTTATAATCTTTTTTATCTCAGAATTATATGCATGTGATTGCTCCCTACATGTCTTCCCATGTTCTGAATACATTTTACGATCCCTGAATGGAAGCAGTATAATATTCGTAGCCTCATTCTTTGAATTTTTAAAGGTAACAACTTCTGGCTCCAAAATCATTCTGACATTCGGGTACTCACTTGCCGCCATGCCCGATATAGCACTCGTAAATCCTCCATCACCTCTTATATAATCGTGATTACCCATTATTACAAATGTAGCAATATTTGCATCAGAGAGTCTCTTTAGGGCTTTGTTAGCTATGGCTATATACTCTGGCGCTGGATTTCTGCTTTCAAACAAATCACCTGTTTGAATAAAAATATCTGCATCAGAATTAATTGCATGATCAATAATATAATTAAAGCTATTTGAATAATCGTCAACCCTTGTGTTCCCCCCAGACCCATTGGGGCCCCCTAGCCCAAAAATTGCGCCAATATGTACGTCTCCACATATAATTGCTCTCATTTCTTATGATACCTTTCTCTGCACACTCTTTTAACTTCTCTTAGAAGAGAGCTAGTTCTTTTCGTGTCCAGCCTATCTATTTTTCTTATCGAATTGTCTATGTTCTTCTGGAGCTTCATTACCCAATCCATGTCGTCCCTATTTCTTAATGTAATGGCTCTTATATATTTAGAAATATCCATAAGGATAGAAAAATTTGTCTTCTTTGATTCGGACGGAACGCCAACCTTGCTCGGATCGATCAACGGTCCCAATGCTTCTAGAGCCTCTAGAAAGTCACACCCTGTTGCTAAAATATAAAAATCTATCTGATTATGACTAGAGCTGCATCCATAGCAAAAATAATTATTCTTAACTGTATCAAGATAAAGAGAAGGCGTCCTCTCTGACCCATGTTTATGATTTATTCCTGGGCATCTACATCTTGCCGTGAAGTTACCAGTAGATATCGGTTCGAGGCTTATCTTTAGAAGCTCTGCAACACTCTCAATAGATACTGCGCTAACTATGTCAGACTTTCTATATCCCATTAAAACAATACCCTCTTCCAGAAAGAGTCTTTCTTTTCTACTTTTAATGAAAAGTTAAAAAGCTCTTCATCAATATCGCTTAAGTACGGAGCTCTAAACATTCTTGGCTTTGCCGACCTTCCATCAAGGTACAATCCCGTTCCGACTTCTATTAAGTCTTCAGCACCTTTACAATCAAGTATTATTCTACTGTCTGTAGCGGACGCAACCTGAAGAGCTATTCTGCCTGGAAAGTTTGCCTTAACTAGCCCCGATATAACCTTTGCTGACGGCCTTTGCGTTGCTAGGATTATCGATATTCCCGCTGCACGCCCCTTTTGAGCCACGGAGCATAGCAGCTTTTGAACTCCCGAAGATTGCAAAACTATATCTGCCCACTCGTCTATTACTAATACAATTGGCATTAGCTTTTTCTTCTCATTCTTCTTGTTATACTCTATTACATTTCTACAAGATTTTTTCCTTAAAATCTTAAACCTTGACTCCATCTCTTGCCGCAACATATCTATTGCCATCTCAGTATCTTCGACGGAGTTATAAATACCTCTAACTCCACTAATCCCTTCGTACGGAACAAACTCTACCATTTTCGGGTCAACAAGGTGTAAGTCAACTCCCGTTTTAATTAGAGATATTATCATGCTATGAAGAAGCATGCTCTTTCCAGAGCCTGGAACTCCGCCAATTAGAAGATTTGGCATGCTATTTAGATCTGTATGAAAATACTCACCAGAATCATCCATGCCTATCGCTATAGGGGCATAGTAAGATGAAGGGAAGCTGCTGCAAACATTTGATAATGATGGAGACTCAAACTCTTTTGTCTGCACCTCTATTCTATAGACTCCATTTTTTAGAATCGGATACCCAATAGGCTTGGATAGGGCGGCCATTGATATCCCAATGTCAACAAGCACCTTCTCTATTCGAGAGGATCTAACCCCATTTGAAAGCTTTAAGTCATATACGTCGAAAAACTTTCTGCTCTCCATCTCTATGGAGTCACAACTAATTCCGAATGATTTAAGCAATGAAAATAGTCTAGCTCCGCCCTCTGGTCTTAATAGACTTATCTTTTCTGAATAATTGCTCATTCCTACTGCCCTTTACTTCATCTAATAATTCAACTAAGGCTAACCTATATGCCACAATTGCAATATAGGCACGATCCCGCTCTGGGTCAACTAAAACTTTCTTGCACCACTCTTCAAGTGCTCTCTTTTCTTCTGAAATATCATTAATTTTTTTAATTAAGTGACTTATAATTTCTTCTTTATTATTCACTGCTTCATCTTTTTCAATCTATTTATCTCAACCTTAAGATCTCTTATTTCTACATTAGTCTTTATTATTTCATCTCTTAATTTTAAATTAGACCTAAGCGACAAAACTATCAAGCCAAAGATTCCTTCTCCTGGGTTTTCCGAGTCCATCTCATCGGCAGCTACTAGTAATCTATTTAAGGTAGATATTACATTGTTTTTGTATGCTTCAGTTTGGTTATCTGGATGGGTTTTGTCTTCTAATATCTTTTTATATTCAGAAAAAGCATTTTCAACTTTTCTTTGAGCATCTTTTTTTTTCGAATCAACATAACGATTATTATTTGGAACATTTATTCTACTGCTCATTTTTTATCCTCTTTAAGTTTAAGTATAAGCCCACAGCTTCTATGCATTCTTATAAATGCTTGAATTGACTCAAGCATTTCTTGATCTATTATGTCAAATGTTTTATATAATATCTTAATTATATTAACAACTTTTGAGTAATCATAACAAGGGCTATTAAATAGGAAGCAAGTATCATCTAAAAAATCCAATAATCTCTCTCGCTCCCTTATGGGAATGCTTGATACGTCTATGATTATATTTTCAATCGAATTGCAGTAACAGAATCTGTTGATTCCAACATTCCCATTGCAACCAAGTACAACATTTATATTCAACTTTTACCATCCTGATCTTATAAAAACCTTCGCATTTTCCAACTGTATACCCGCATTTGCCGGGTCCAAGCCTGAGCCAATATCTCCCGATGTAATAACCCAATCCTCAACTAAGAATCCGGCCCTATTTCTTTTTGAAGCTTCATCAATAGGATGTGGCGCGACCGAGGATACGTCAAGTGTCAACCACTTTGTCTCACCGAAAGCACTCCAGGGTGAGCCCAGGGATTTCCATTCGTTATTCGTCATAGTCTTCAGTGGAGTTCCGGCAGGAATGGTGACGCCTGAAAACCACGCTGATGGAATCGCTGATAGCATTATATTGGCAGAAGTAAAGAGTCCAAAATTTTGAATTAAAATTACCTGGCTCACTGTTGATGCGCCTGCTGTAATTCCTACATAAGCGTCATTAACTGATGTAAATGCAGAGCTTCCACTTAGAGTGCCATTGCCATCAGTCTTTACGATTATTCTTCCGTTCAAAGAGTCAAAGCCTGCAAAGGAAACTGGAACCCCCGCATCCAAGTCTTCACCGGCAGTGACTTCCATAAACTGTGCGCCACCTACATTTTTATATATATCCCCAGCAGGGTTAACCATAAGGCTGTGACCCCAGTCTACATCAGTATCGCCCAGGGTAATATCCTCTATTCTAATCGGAGGAGTGCCAGAGCCAACCCCCACAACATGTAAGGTTCTGTTTGCATGCGCGCCTCGAAGAATATCCACCTTGGCACTTGGATCTGATATCAAGGTACTTCCGCTTGCAATTGTAGAGTTAGATATAAATACTGTACCAACATTTGAGTTAGTTGCTCCAAACTGAGTAAAGTCCAATGGAGTTGGATTGTCAGTGATCTCATATTTCTCACCTGCAGTTAGACCAGATGAATTTACAAGTATTGATGACATTAATGTATGATCTAATGAGTCTACATCACCAATTGTAACTCTTCCTGCACTATCTACTCTTAGTCCAGTAGAGTATCCTCCTCCAGATGTTGTTCCGATGTTTAACATACCACTTGCTGGGACAAAAGGGCTTGAGCCCGATGAGAGGGATCCTCCCGAGCCTATAAGGTGCAGATTATCTCTACTTGCAACAGCGCTAGATAGCACAGAAGTTACCTCTGTTCCTGTACCATCATCTTCAGCTAAAGCAAAATCAAAAGAAGCAAATGACATTGGATTAGAAGCGTCATCAGTACCAGTAAGAGTTAAGCTTGGATTTATTAAATCAGAATGGTCTATAGAGATAGCTCTATTTCCTCCTAGTACACCTCCTGAATTATGAAAAATTAAATAACCAGCTAGGCCAGGGAGAGCTAAGGCACTACCGGCCTCTTCGCACTTAATTTTTTCATTAACAAAAAATCTTCCCTCATTATCAACGACTATCGTCCCTCTTATATCTTCATGAGAAAGTTCATCGCCGACCTCCGTAGTCCAAGAGCATGATGGTATATCCTCGACTATTATCGGCGTGGACCAAAAAGCCTTCTCTCCCGGATTATTCGGATCATAGTCTAACCTTCCTGACTCGCCTCTTATATGAAGTTCTGCATTCGGCTTCTCTCCAATACTATTATCATAAGTTTCCTCACCTCCCAAAGGAGGATGATGCTTCCACCACTCACTTCTAGATAATCCTATTCCTACTAACCCACTTTCTAACCCACCTTCTCTCGGCCCACTTTCAGAGAGCCTGATTCCACGTCCACCACCTCCAGTTAATAGGCCGGATATGTGCAGATCTCCATCCAATACTTCGTTTAACTCAAAGTTTGCAATCTCTACAATCTCTCCGGGAGAG